TTTCCTTCTGCTTATGCCTCAGGATGGCTGGTGCGAACTTACAAAAAAAGGGGGGGAAAATACAGATGAAATACTTACACACATTATGGGGCTGGATTAAATCAGCTTGTTTATGGGTATGGCATAAGCTTGTAGCTGTTTGGCATTGGCTTGTTGGTCTATTAAAGAAAGATGGCTAAACCTACTGGAGGTCTCACCGCTTGGTTCGGGAAAGGAAAAAAAGGAGACTGGGTAGACATATCTGCACCTAAAAAGAAAGGTCGCTTTCAACCATGCGGTAGGAAGTCTGCATCTAAAAGCAAAAGAGGATATCCAAAATGTGTCCCAAGATCTAAAGCAAGGTCTATGACCAAAGCACAAATACGCTCTGCTGTGCGTAGAAAAAGAGCTGTCAAGCAAGGTGTAGGTGGAAAACCAACAAATGTTCGGACTATAATTAAAAAGAAAAGGAAGACCCGTGGCAAGAAAAAAAGCTAAATCTATACCTAGAACCACTAAAGGCAAGGGTGCTAACTACAGACCTACTAAGTCTGGTGCTGGCATGACTGCTAAAGGTGTGCGTGCTTATCGTAGGGCAAATCCAGGATCTAAGCTCAAGACGGCTGTAACGGGGAAAGTAAAAAAAGGAAGCAAAGCCGCAAAAAGGCGTAAGTCATTTTGTGCTAGATCACTAGGACAGATGAAGAAGTTTCCCAAAGCGGCAAAGAACCCTAACTCAAGATTGAGACAAGCAAGGAGAAGGTGGAAGTGTTAAGCAAGAAACAAGAACTTATGACTAGGTTTGAACAAAAAGGACATGATAGAGTCGTGCTGAAATGGATACCTAAGAACCCATATGGTAAACGCAACAAGAATAGTGGTTGGATCTACAAGCTTGCTGGTGATCTTGAATGGCACAAACTAGGCAACAATTTTGAAGATGCCTTAAAAGAAATTGAGTATATATAGAATGTTTTTTAAAAATCGTGCTGCACCATCCAAATCTTCTCGTGATGCACCATCCAAATCTAGTGGTCTACAAATATCAGCAGAAGGAATAGAATTAATCAAGAAGTTTGAAGGCTGCAAGCTTGAGCCATATCGATGCAGTGCTAATGTGCTCACGCAAGGGTATGGACACACAAAAACTGTCGTAGAGGGACAGAGCTGGTCTCAGGAGCACGCTGAACATATGCTTGAGCTAGACCTTCAAGAATTTGAACAAGCCGTTAGAGAGCTTATTACAGTCGATCTAAATGAAGATCAATTCTCAGCCTTAGTAGCCTTTACCTTTAATGTTGGTAGAAATAACCTTGCAACCTCAACATTAAGGAAAGTTTTGTTAGCTAAAGAATATGATGAGGCTCCTGACCAAATACGCAGATGGAACAAAGCCACGGTCAATGGCGAAAAAGTAGTGCTTGATGGTCTTGTCCGTAGACGCAACGCAGAAGCCTTGCTCTTTCAATCAAAGCCTTGGGATCATATTTAAGCTTTCTTAACGCTTAGACTACCCAGCTCTCCTTCAGGCTTCCACCATTCAGATTTCAACTTAGAGCCCTCAGAGTCCCAAACATTTATAATTTGCTCATCTGTGCTGTCATCTATATACACAGTGAGATCACCCACCCTTACACGGATGCAATCATCAGTTAGTCTTTCAACATGAACTTTAGCCATATTATTTCCCCTATTATTTGTCATAAGATTTTAACACTTTATCAGGTGAGTAGTCTTTTATCTCACCTGTCTCATCATCACTAAAAAGCACCCTACCATCCTTGAAGACTCCCAAGCAGTCTCCAAAGATAGCAAAGCCCTTAACTTGCAAACGATCACCAGATTTAAATTTACTCATCATTCCCCCTCTATATCCATTAAATAACTATCTGTTTTACAAGTAGGACAACCCTTAAAATATCCGTCTTGATCTTCCATTAGCTTTAATTGATCATCATCTTTAAAAGTTTTCATACACATATTGCATATTACTTTATCCTCTGCATTTCGATTACTCATTATCCACCCCCTCATAATATGGTTTACCATCAACGCCAATAACTTTAGTATCAGTCCAATGCGGAACATTACGATACACGACCATATGATGATCTAATTTTTCTGCTTTTTTCAAAGCCTCCTTTTTGCTTTTGGCTGGTATTGAGACATTGAAACTATCAATAACATCAACCGTAACATCATAAAATTTTTGTTTTTTAATTTTCACCATTCACCTTCCTGTTTATCAAACCCCGTTTTATTAAATCCATTGCGATCCTTCCGAACCTCCCTTGAAGTTGCCAAGCTAAACCTGTATCAACTAAGTGTTGCCACGCTTGTAAAACTTGATCTTCATCAGTCGGCTCAACGAAGCCTTCCGCAATACCTATTGCTGTGTAGTTATCCATTGTTATCCCCCTTGATAGCAAAGCTATCCACTTTTGACAGTCTTTCATCTTTTTCCTGAGTAGTCAGCTCCTCCCAATCGGGGGGAAAAAGAAGACCACCAGCAGAATAAAAACGCTTTCTATATTTAACAGACGCTTCTTTATCATCTGCACACATAATATTAAACAAAGCTGACACCTTGCCCACAGTCTTAAATGGATCACCAGCAGAGGATTTTCCTCCTCTGCTTTCATGTGTTCCTAATAAAACCCCATAAGGCTTTAAGTAGACTTTAGCAACATTGTAAAATTCATTGCTGGTTAGCCTTTCATCCTTAGGCTCACCAATCCAATTAAGGTGCTTGCCTGTTGTAGTGCCCCAATAGTTTTGAATGGATACTAGATGAAAGCCATCCACCTTGAAAGCTACTAAAGTCTCATAAGAGAAGTATAGTTCTATGCCATCTTTACTATATACATCACAGTGAGCCTTACGAAGCTGGTAAGCTCTGTTCCCTTCTCCGTAAGTATCTCTATGCATACCGTCTAAATTAAAATCAATCTTTTTCATTATCTTGCCCCCCATATAAGTGCAGTAGCTAAAATTAATAAACCTGTAAATATAATTACTGTTGGTTCCATTATCTTGCCTCCCTAGCTTTAAGTTCGTTTTGATATTGGTTGTAAACTGTCTCATTAACTTTATCAACAAGAGCATTTAAAGCTCTTTTTGTATTGTTATGAGGCAAGGTGTCCCATTTATCGTTTTCTTCCTTCATTACTCTAAATTTTTCAAGTGTTATATTTTTTGCATTACGCAATGCAATAACCTCATCTAGTGTAATGTGTATTGTGTATAATTTACTTTTCATATTCCCTCCTAAGAAATATTGTTTGAGCTTCATTGCTCTCACTAGACTTTTCAGCCCCCGCTTTTGCGGGGAAAGAAAAGTTTCGCCACCTCTCAGTGTTGCTCCTCAGTAGTGTTATAAACATCTGTAGTTTCGCCTTGATAGATGAAACCATTAGCATTGAAGTTATCAATCTCTTCAGTTTCACCCCAAGCCTCATAAAACTTGTCGCCTTTGCGACCATTACCCATTGGCACAAGAAAATAACAGACTTCAGTCTTTAGACCTTCATCAAGAATTAAAACATCGCCTTCAGATGTGCTTCTTAAATTATCTTCTGACCAAGCCTCTTCAATATTCTGAGTTTTGCGGAAAGCGTGTTGGAAAGATACTGTATCAATTTCAGCAACTTTCTTATAAGGCTTTTCGTTATTACCGAACTCAGTAGCGTGATATACAGTAATCATTTTGCCTCCCTTTCAATTCTTGCCTGATCAAAAGCTAGTTGCATTTCGTCTTCATAAGCTTGTCTACCTTCCTTGACAATTCGCTCACCACAGTCAGCCCAATTTAGATAGACTTCTGCTGGACTTAGGCTGATCCATTCACCCATAGAGTCTCCAGTTCCGTCTCTGTTTAAGTTATTCCAAACATCTCTAAGAGCATCACCGAAGCTCATGTCATTTGGTATATCTTTACCAAAGCTCCAAGCATACATAAGACGGCAAACATTCAGGTTAAATCTCCTGTTTGAAACTGCCTCAGGTATGTCGTGTCTTACTTTAATTGAATCCATAATTCCCTCCTTTTTGTGTGTAATTAATGTCTTCATGTATTACATCTTAATGATCTTTATCAATATTTCAAGTATTTAATGCAATTATTTTTTCATCATTGAATCATCATTTATTACTTTCTAGCTCTAGGCTGGCTCATTCGGGGGAAAAGAAAAGAAACACAACAAGCAAAGAAACTTCTAATAATCCTCATATATATATACAATAGAGATACAAACATAGTGAGGTATTAAAATGGCTATAAAGAACAAGGCTTTACGACAACGCAAAGAAGAATTTGTGCAACATTATTTGATAACAAGGAACGCTACTGAGTCTGCAATACGATGCGGATACTCAAAGAAATCTGCTTATAATCAAGGGCACAGATTGATGAACGATGATGAGGTTCAGGAATTGCTTACAAAAGAGCTAGCAGAGTCAAAAGAACGCAACCTACAAGATCATGACAGCATCATTGAGCAACTTAAAGACGAAGCCCTAGGCAAAGTGCACGGACACACATCAGGCTCTCGTGTAAAGGCTCTAGAGCTCCTGATGAAATTC